TCAACTTTCGGGTAGTACAGTTCAATCTCTTCGCTGAACAGGCAACGGAAGATGAACCTAAAAGAGTTCTCTGTGCCTCTCGCCTGATAAAACTGCTTGATGTGCTTGAGAACTTCACGAGGGTTGGCTAAGATCGTACCAGGAATGAGGTACATGAATTCATCTCTGAAGTATTGGATGAACCGATCTAAGGTGTAGTCAATGTCTCTGTACTCGACCAACTTTTCGGGACTGTAAGAGTCTCGAATTTCCATCAGTGTGTTTGGCGGCGGGATGTTGTTGGGATCGAATGTGTCAACCAAAGTCACGGTCCAGGTTGTTGGATCATAACTCTTGATCTTGTGCGTATGCCCCTTTGCTGGACCGTTCAAGCACACAATGAACATATTTCGGTAAGCATTCAAATATGTTGCGGCCTGGGTGATCGTCTCTGTGATTGGCGCTGATGCTTGGGCGACTGCTTTTTGTGCATCTACGGCTGCTTGTGTAGTCAGAACAACAGTGTTGACCGACGTACCGACAACTTTTCCATTCCATACCGGCGTTCCGAACGTTTCCAGCCATTCGTAATAGGCTTTCAGAAACGAGACGAACATCGGATCGGTTTCCTGTACGAAGTCAGGAAGCTGGCCCGAAATTATCTGTGATATTGTCCTTGGTGTTTTTGGAATCGTCGGCATTCCTTACCCCTTACGCATTCGCCAAAACCATTACTGATACGTCTGTCGGTTGGATGAACAAAATATTATTCCTAACCGGGATGATGTCATTCTGTTGCGGAGTCATTGTCAAGGAGACGTTGCCAGCACTATCCACTTGATATGGCATGAATTCCTGCAATGTAATCTCCCCTGTTGTGTAATTTATCGTGCCGCAAGACGCACGCACTACGGCGTCTGGAATACCAATGCCACTCTGAACCAACTGTACATTCCCATTACTGTCATCTTTTAGGTTGTAAGTATACCCATCCACATACGGGACCAATAACTTTGGATCATGAACGACAACAAAGCTGGACGACGAAAGCGTCCCTGGCACAACCGGATTGAAAAAGTTCAAATCGTAGTTCGCAATCAAGTCCAACGCTGGCTTGAAAAGTTTTTTAATCTGAAGCGTGCTCAAATTGTTTGTGATACTTGAGTCGCTGCTGTCAATAGCGGACAGGAATTTGGAATAGCGAAACTCCAAGTCGAACTTATCCAAGTTTAATGCGGCATAGTTGATAATGGAGTTGTACGCTGCGTTTCTGATATCTCCTTCTGTCTTGAAGGTATTTGCCGGATTGTACTTCACGATACAATTGACAATGATGAAGGTATAATCCGGGTCGATGAATTGTGGGATGACAGAAACAATGTTACGTGGGCGGATGAGGTTGGACAAAACCAACGACTTCGCCTCTTCGGTCACAACGAATCCATTCACCGGCTTAATCGAAATGAAGACCTTACCATATTGCGGCGGTACGTTCTCTTCGCCGCCCCATACAGTTACAGAGTCGGCATTTGAATAGTTCTCTGTAACCTGAAGCACATAGTCTGCCGCCGTGACTGCACGCCCCTGCGTCTCAAAATTTTTCGGAGCGGAGAAACGAATTTCATCTGTGGTCTCTGCGTCCAATCCACCAGCAGCCGGTACCAGTGTCACGACCGTTGTAAGGTTGGCAGGATAGCCAGCCAAAGGAATAGTCGGAGAAAAGGACGATGCGCCGTTTGCAATAGGGCCGTCCGAAATGACGTAATCTACGATGACGATGTTTCCATCCACCAAGGCACTACCAATAACACCATCACCGAATTTGATTTCAAACTGCTGGTTTTCAACTTCTTGAAGGAAGTACGCATTTGTATCAACCCTCAATTCGAGCAAGTTATCAGCCAAAACATAACTCGTCAACGCCGTATTAGTTATTGAATGCTGAACACGAACGACTATCTGGCTGGTGTCAATGCTCGAACTCGGCAGCAAAAATCTCTGATTTGGTACTGTAGAGTCCACGGTGATTCTGTAAGTGTATGGAATACCATTGACTAATGTTACATCCGGGAATACGAATTTGCCGTTTTGAACTGTGGTTCCATACGCCCGATCCGTAATGAATGTATAGACCTTGCCATCCACATTAGAAGAAAACGTGGAATTCTCTTCGATGACTGCACCCATTGCGTTGTCGTTAGGTGTGATCGTAATACTTACCGTCGCCTGTGCAGATGTTACGGAACGTGGCGTGTAATTCATCATCTTCGCCAGCGAGACAACAGAAGACCGAAGGTTGGCCGAATCCAGGAACATTTCGTTGGCGATCATATTCATGTAGAAAGCATTGTAGTGTGTGTTATACGCCAAGATGTCTAACAATACCGACAGGCCAGCGCCATCGAAGTCGTAGTCCTTGAACTGCGTCTGTGAACGAAGGTAATCCCGGAGAGATACTTTGATTGTGTCGAAATCCAAATACGAGACAAGAAGTTTTGATGAGTTAATTGTTGACATTTATTATCATCCACCCTGCATTTTTTCCATATTGAATTGGCTTGTGTGAATGTATCGTTCTCCCGATAACAACACGAGATAATCCCATCGCCTCACACCATTGTTTAAGACCAACCCTTTCTATACGCCTACCGTCAAGATGAATGGCTACAAAAGGTTTTTCCTTTGATTCAGCAATTCTTTCACAACTTTCGGAAGTAAATTTTCGTCCTATGCCCGCCTGTCGAATTTTCTCTTTTGCTTCTGGAGTATGCTTTCTCCCTTCCATAACTCCATCACCACCAACTGAACTGTTGTATCCGGCGACAAAAGTATTCTGTTCTGATATGGCGGTACGCTCCATATCTTTGGCTTCGTTCGCAGACCAACACACTGCCACAATTTCATGTGTCCAGCAATCCGTTCCGTACTTTCGGATAGCGTTCCAAAGTTTCACCGTTTTAGTCGTTTTTCTTGATGGAATACGGGCCAATTTTATATGTTCTCTCCATCGCTCTTCCATTGTTTTGGAAGAGTATCCAATATATGCCTTTCCGGTCATCGTGTTAGTATGCTTGTAAATGGTGTACATTATCTCAATCTCTGGAGGAAGAAGGAAATGTTCTGCACCTGAGTGATGTTCAGCACATAAAAGGTGATGTTCACATTGTACCCGTCTTCGTTATAGTTCTCCGTTACAACCACACTTTGTAACTTCGCTCTTGGCTCAAAGTTCTGAATCACATCCGTGATCGACCGTTGGATGCTCAAAGCTGTGATGCTTGTAATGTTCTCAAACAACATCGCCGTCACGTTGCACCCAATCTCAGAATGGAAGGGGCGCTCATAATGCTTTGTGAGCACCAGATTCATGACAGAGGCTTTGACGGCATCAAAATCGTACAAGATACCGATGTCCTTTTTCACGGGGTTCGCAATAAAGGACAGATTCAAGTCGCTGTAACGTTGGTAAATGTTCTGTGGCACACTCCTATTTAGTGCGTCAACTTAGGAACATCAATTACTTGAGTGAGATATACTAACCGCCGTTGGCAAAGACGTTTGGAGAGCCTACAGCATCGAAATCGCCGCAGGAAATTTGATCGCCAATTCGAGCAACTGGTTTGTTGTTTGCAAAGACGGTCGGAGACCCCGTAGCCTGGAGACCATCGTGGCAAACCGGGCCGCAACAATGCGTCGGCCAATGGTCGCCTACACGGTGAATTGGAATGGCATTTGCGAAAACATTTGGACTAGCGAGATCATTTGGGCGGGCGGGGAAACAGCCGTGGCCGGTGCTCATGTCACCAAGACGAACGATATTTGGCATACGCTGCTATTTAACAGCGAACGGCATCGTGATAGCCTTGAATAAAAAGAAGAGAAGCAAGATCGTACAAAGCAACTTTGCAAAGAAGACGGACTTGTCTCGATACCATTGGCGCTGTACTGCGACAAAGCCGTCACCAAATGCCCACCATATCAGACGGAATGGCGCACATAGGAGCCACCATACGGCGCTGAAGATGAATATAGCAACGTGCTTGATGAAACGGCCAACATACCAGAACACAATGCCGATGAAAAGTACAATCCAGCCAAGGAAGTTCATGATGAATATCATTGTAGCACGTTTTAGCAGTCTTTTTGCGATGCCAAAATTGGTGATGGATCTCCCTTCGTTTCCTTCACCGGATCTGAATACGATTCACTTCGGGATTCCGTCATGCCCAA